GTTAGGACTTTTTTTGTTGGATATTTTTTATAATTTGTAAATTGATAAATTATAAAAAATCTTGTTAGAAATCTTTGAAAATGGCGCACCACTTCACAACTTTCCCATTAATTTAGTTGATACTGGTATTTTAACTAAATCAAACCCTTTACCCTTCTCATCTTCATTCATTATTTTATTTGATAATACATCTATATCTGTCCTCTTATTAGGGTCACTTGACTGAAAAAACATTTTTAAAATATATTCATTCTTCTTCCAATCAATACTCGTATTAAGGTCATCAAAATAATTCATAAACATATCAACATCATCATAAAGGTCTTTACACCGATATTCCCAAGAATTAATATAATGTAAAAAAGCACACACATAGAACCCACAAGCGTTATTCATTAATGACTGAATATCCTTTGTTGTATATGGTAAATATTTCGCACAATTGTCTTTTACAAACTTTTTTATACTCTCGCTTGGAGGTGCTCCATAAGGGTCAAAAAAAATAGGTTCAACTTTACCATCTGGATATTTATTAACTTGTAAGCAAGTCCAATGTGACCCTTCATTTTCATTCCCTTCATCGTCTATTGAATTATCTAAATTAATGACATACGAAGTATTATATTTTAATTGTCTCGGTAATTCGTCTTTGAAAAACACTCCTTCCAAAGGAAAGTTCATTTTTTTAGATAAGTCCTTAATTTGACTATCTGTCAGCATATTATATATAATCAAAAGATAATAATTTTATAATTAATCTTAATAATTAAATTATGCGTATAGTCCTCCACCTTTACTAAACCTTTGATACGCTGGTGGAAGTGTATGTTGGAATTGAAAGTTCGCGCTAAAAGGTTGAGATACTAATGCGGGTGGAAGATGAGTTTGCGCTCCAACAAAAGAACCCATTTTACCAACTGACACTTTTTCTCTTATTGCTCCACCTCTCATAATATGATGATGTATTCCAGCGCCAAAAGAAGCGAACCCATTATTATCAATTCCAGAATTATAAGTATCTGCTAATGAGGCAAATCTATCAGTATTCATAGCAGTTCTCATTTTTTGTGCTTCAGCATTTGCTATACTTGCTTTTGATAAATTACCATATTGAGTTCCTAAATGTTGGTTAAGATTATTGAGTAAATGGTTCTGTTCTGCTTGACCCGCAAGAGTTGAAGGTGCTATTTTATCAATTGGACCACCGATGTTATTGCGAGTTTCTCTGTGGTGTCCTTGGTATTTACTTGGATTATCCAAATAATCCATACCTAATGCTCCTAAACTTCCAGCAGTTCCATAAATAAGAGGTACAGCACCAGCGCCCAAACCGCCACTCGCTACTAATTGACTACCAGAGAGAGCAGTTGCCCCAGCACCCAAAGCACCCATTAACGCTGCCTTGACTGCTGGTTTAGCAGCGTCACCTACACTATACGCTACTTTTTTTAATCCGTTATGTTCCAAAAACCTATCAAACTTCTTACCAAAAATACCACTTCCTTCCATCTGTGGAGATGCTTCTTGATTTACAGCAAGTTCTTGTGGAGTTAATGCTATTTCTAAACCTTTACCTCTGCTAAATGTTCTAGTGAAAAGGTCTAATCTTGAAGGGTCAATAATAAGATTAAAACCTTCCCCTTCCATTGCTGGTTTAATTCTAACTTTATGTCCGTTTCGTAGTTTGGATAGTTGTTTCGGTGATGCCGAAATATGAACTATATGATGAGACATTATATATTGTATTTAGAAAATAAATAATGCCTAAATATTAAGAATAAATAAAGGATAAAAATGATTTATTTGATTGTTAAGATTTTTTATTTAGACCCTTGAACCAGTCAAAATATCAATTGAAACTTCCACACCATATTCAATAAAGCACCATAAATCTAATGCCTTTGCGGTGTTATTCGTTCCCACAATTTGAACGCTCTTTGGAACACTCTCCTCAACTGGAAGCATTCTTGAAATATTCACATAGTAATAGCAATACTCCATTTCAAACCCAAGCGAGTTGATGAGTGAAGATGTAAGACCATCAGTCATTCCTCCATTTACAGCATTTGCTCCGTATAGTTGATTGTTGAACTGCTCGAACGAATATCGCTGTGTGTTGTAGATGGCATTTTGTCCGCTTACCACCACATTAAAGTTGGTAAGGAGAGAAAGAGGAGATGTAGGACCGCAACCAGCAGGGTCAAAAGGAGACTGATAAACTGGAATGCCAGCAGTAAGACCAGTTGCTCCACCAGTATTGGAGTAAAATGGAAGAATAAGAATTGACTTGATATTCGCTATTCCATTCGTCAAAAGATTATTAAACTGACCGCTATTAGCACCAACATTAAGAACTTGATACTGGTAAATATCTGTGTATTTAATCTGTTTGACTGGACTTGATAAATATGCTTGTTCGAAGACTGGATTAAAAGTATATGCTGGAACATACAAATAAATACTTTGAGCGAGAGGACTTCTTATGTATCCAGCAAGAGAAGAAACTTGTGCGTTAGTAGTGCCTCCACCAACCGATAAAGTAGCGGTATATACTCCAGCAGTCAAATTCAAACCTCCACATCCAGCAGATGCTGAGGCAATCATAATAGGACAAACACCACCGACTGGATTTGATACACTATTCAAAGTCATAGAAGTAACTGGTGCGCCGACTGTTGTGACCACAACTGATGTGTTATTTAGATTTAATGTCATCTTCATAAATACACCTTTAAGTAGAGGAACCATCTGGAAAAAGGAATGAATATGTTTTAAATAAATAGTCGCAGTAATAGCAATTTGTAAAATTCCGGGGGTTCCAGCGCCAGTTCCGTTCTGTTGATTTATAATATATGACTTCCAAAGGTTATTACAAGCGAGAACTGGAAATAATGCGGAATAAGCAGTATCCCCAGCAGTTCCATTAGGGTCAAAGTTAATGAATTGTTGTCTTTTAGAAAATCCACAATTACCAGTTCCAAATAAATATCTGTTAAAATATGTAGGAACTCCTGATTGAACCACAGCATTTGATGGAGCGTTGATATTATTAATTATTCCTTGTCCGCTTGTATTAGCAGTAGCGTAATATCCCCAAGCAAGAGGTTCATCTGGGTAGAACCCAATAGAAGACCCTTGTGTCATAACATCATCCCAAGAAAAAGATGTCATTAATTTAAAAGAGTTCCACATATTGATAAAAGGAGTCTGTTGAATTATTGTCGTCCCATTATAGTCTAAGGTGTATGAATGAATTATTGAACCAAACCAGTTCTTTAACCCAATAGCGTAATCGCTTGAAGTTCCTGGTGTCGCTGGGGTGAATACAGCGTTTGTATTAGTTAATGTAAGCATCAAAGGACACAAAAGATATGCCTCCCTATATGATAGATACTTGTTGGAATTGCTTAATTGACTCGTATCGATTACACTTTGATTACCACCATAATTCTGGTTTTGGTTGTCAAGAATATTTAACCAATCTTTTTTTACAAAGACATTAGGAGAACCTTCTATCTCTTGAGATAGGTCAAAAACTAACTTATCACAACTCATTATATAATATTAAAAGATAAAAAAATATTATATAATCCACAAAAACCTTCCTAAATATTAAAGTTTATGTTCTTCTCTTTTTTGCCCTTTTTAGTTTTAACCAATAAACTTTCCAATTTTGAATTAACTGCCTCCTTACTTTTTCCTAAACCATTTCCACTTATATAGTTTGAACTACCCAAAAAAGGATTAATGCCAGTTGTGTTTGTATAATCATCAATACTGCTATAACTACTGCCTCCACCAGAACCTCCAACATTTAGAAGAACAGAACCATTACCTCTTCCATTTATATGCTGTCTGGTTGATACTCGTAAAGTCCCATTACTCATAGGCATAACTGCTCTATGTATAGTTCTCATATACTATTGCTAAATATTTTATTTTTAACAACTATCCATTCGTTGTTTTATTTTTTTCCTTAAATTGCGTAAGCGTAATACATTAATCATTAATGTATTCAATATACTAAATTGTTTTTGATTTTCAACTTCTTTAGTATCTTCGCATCCAGTCTTAATATCTTGAATTAATTTCTGTTGTTCTTTTTGGAAGTCATCATATACTTTGTCTAAATACTGGTCTGTAATATCACTTGTATAGGACATATATAATTAAGTAATATTTTATTTACCACCATATTCATCAGATTCCTTAATTACCAACATTATAGTCATCTGTGGGTCGTTAATAATAATTGGTTGGAAATTACTTCCTAAAAATTGTAATCTCAATTCATTATAAGTCCCATCAATCATTTTATTCCAAGCGAACTGGGGTGGTCGTTCCGCAATCAAAGTCCCAACCGCGCCAGTAGGAACAAGTGCGTAAATAATAGAGGAAGGAGAAGAATAAGGATTGTTAATATTACTTAAAGAAAAGTATATAGACGAATTAGGTTGGACGTTAGGTGCTTGGGTGGATAAAGAACTTATAGTCCCATTATTATTCTTTGTTATTAATGTTTGATTTGGAGGTGGAACATAAGCATTACCAGTATTATCTGGAGTTGAATAATTAGCATTAAAACCTATAATAACATTAAAATTTGATGGAAATGTAAAAATAGGATTATATGATGTTGTTGGAAATCCAGCAAATCCTACTGGTGCTTTATATCCTAATGCTGTTGCTTGTGCTGATGTAGGAACTAAATAAGTATTAACTTGGACTGCGTATCTTGTAGGGTTCAATAAAAACTCTCCATAATAAACATTCTTGCCTCCACTATCAATTAAATAATTACCATTTTCAATAAATGTGTATTGTAAAAATAAATTTAAATCCACAATCTCATACAAACCGTCTGGTATAACAACATTATAAGTAGTTGTAGTTGTTCCATTTATCCAAGTATAAGTAAATGTATTATTACCAAATGCTGATGATATATTAAACCAAGAATAATACATAGAAACAGAAGAAACCGCAATAGAGTTGCCTTTAAACAAAACTGAGTTTGGAAACTTATAAATGAGTGAATTATTCTGTCCGTCTGGAACAAGGTTTGAACTATTTAATACAACAATTCTCATTATAATATAAATAGATATTTTATTTTTCAAATGGTAAAGTATGTGGTAGTTTAATGTTATGACCTTTCCTATGGAACACCATATTTCCCTTCTTTGTAGTAAAATCTAAATCTCCTAAATGTGTCTTGCTTCTTGTATTTTTCTTAAATGTAAAATCTAAATCGGTAGGATGAGTAATAGATGGAGAACCTTTATGAAAACCACTCCCACTTGAACCATTATATCTATTTTTTGGAATGAAAAGGTCACTTGGAACTTGAGAACCACCAAAATAAAAAGGTGTTTGAAATCCATCACTTTCCATCTGTGGAATATGTTTAGAAACTAATGGATTAGATACAATAGGATTGTATGCGTATGAAAAACTCATTATATATTAGATTGAGAAATTAATATCCCAAAGAAGCAAGTTCTAAAAGTAATTCTTTTGCTTGACCCCTTGGTAAAAGGTCTTTATTTATGAGTTTATTAATTAATAACTTAAACCTTTTTATCATATCATTATTGTCATTACCATTAAGTATTTCACCCTTCATTACTTCAAATTGATTAATATCCTTTTCATCTTCACTTCGGTTTGGTGTTGGAATGGTTAATCTGTGTAGTATATTGCTACTCTTTGCTAATTTATGAAGATATACCTTTTCTTGTTCGTCAAGCATAGATAAATTATTATAATTAGGTTGTCCTCCTCCAACAATGTCTCTAACAACTGCTCCTAAATGTTTTGATACTCTTACAACTGGAAATCCAGATACATTAATACCTTTACCTCTTTTCAAAGAAATAATATCATCATTCAATCTATGAGTATCAATTGCGAACCTACCGAATGGGACATACTTACTTTGAGGCATTATTCCTTTTGTTGTATCAATCTCCAAAGGTCTTGCTTTATAATAAACTAAACCATTACCTTTGATTACCTTTATCTGTTTGCTTAATCCTCTTCCAGATTCTGTATTACTTCTTGGTAATGGATGGTCTCTATCTTCTATTTGATTAGCAACAATTCCGTTTAACTCGGCAATTGCTCTTTTTAGAGTATCAATTGAAATATTACCAGATAAAGTTTTTAATTTTAAATCTTTTTCATATTGAATAAGATTACCAGCGTATCCTTTCATAGTTCTAATATAGTCTTTGAGTTCTTGTTGTGTTGGATTAGGACCAAAACTATCGCTCGTTCTATAATGTCCTCTTAAATTTTTTTTTTGGGTTTCACCTAACTCTTGTACCCTTCTTGAACGAGGTGATGATTGAGAAGGTTGTGTTGCTAATGAACCAGTTTCACTTCCTTCTTGTTGTTGTTCTAATAGTTGTCTTAAAAATCTCACTTGGTCTGCTGTTGCTGGTTCAACTGCTAAAAGTTGTTCCAACTGCTGACCTATTCTATCTACATACTGCCTATCTCTTCTGGATAAACCTACTTGTAATTGTTGTAATAAAGGTATAAGTTGTTGGTTAGTAGGAAAGTTTTGATATGCTAAGTTCATAGTTTGTTGAACTAATGATAATGTATTAGAATCTTGTATTTGTGCTATGTGAGTAATAAAATCTCTGCTTGGTAAGAATTGTTGAAGGTTTGCTATATCTCTTATTATTGCTTGATGTAATGATATATTCATCAAATCGGTTGCTTGATTAACTTCATCTCTTACTTGAACCAACATTTGAGGATTAACCATATCTCTTTGTATCTGTTGAACCCCCATAAGTATATCTTTACCCATCTGTTGTTGTAATCCAAAACTCACTTCATTAGTAGCGTTTGCTTTATCCATATACGATTGGAAGTATAGTATGAATGATAAAGCATCCACCCCATATTTATATTTAGGTTTAATATCTTTAATAATCTCGTCTATATGCTGTGCTAAAAATTGTAATTGATATGGGTCTAATTGTTGAACGATTTGGTCGGCATTAGTTCCATCTGCTATTTGTGATAATTGACTTCTTACCTCAATTTTAAGTCTCTCTGTATCTGCTAATATTTCAGCGGTAGTTCTCGTATCGGTTGGTTGTGTAGGTGTCATACCAGTCTTCTTATAAATCTTATTTGCTTGAAGATTTTGGTCGTCTAAATTTGCTTGAAGTGATAGGTTTGCTAAATATTGTTGCCTAAACTTTGAAGCGTCGGTGGGGTTGATGGTTGGTTGTCCGCTCATTATATTATAAATAAAGATATTAAATTATTTATAATATGACCTATTAAATGATTATTAAATCTTTATCTTAATTATATAGGGATAGGTAAAGACTTAATATATACTGGGTATGATGTGTAATCATCTGTAAATACTTTGTCTAAACATATATTGTTAAACTCTTCTAAAATGTATTCGTCTGGTTTATTCATAAGTTCTTCAACCTCTTTTATTAAATTACACTTTTGTCTAAATTGTAAATTGGAAACATTAGTATTGATAGGATGTAGGTTCATCTTATCTAATACAATAACCTTACATCTTTGGACTTTTTGCCTTTTCAATAAGAACAATCGTTGTTCCTCTGTTAATTCAAGTTCTGGTTCATCAATAGGTAATCTTAAAATAGGAGTAGGGTCTGGATAGAGTGGTTGAGATACTTCGCTAAATAGTTCTTCCATATATTATAAATAAAGAAAATTATTTATAATATTAACAATTAAATTAAGAAGATAATTTATCTTCTTCGTCTTCACTATCATAATTATTAATATTTCTTACAACACCAATTATCCTCTTACCAGTTTTACCATTATCTTCTACCTTATATATACCTTCAATCCATTTATAAAAATCTTTCATATTATATTGTCTTTTTTCTCGGTATGTTAAGTTTTTATATTCTTCGCTTTGTGTTACACTCATCCACATATCATTTACTGCTGTTGTTTTTGCTTTTATATCTTTTTTGTCATTATAATCAACATCAACTTTAATCCATTCACTATTAATAACCTTTTGGAAAAGATTTTGGTTTTCAATAAAGTTTTTAGTTCGTTCTCTTACGCTGTCTGGTATAGTAAATAACATACCAGTATTTTTTTCTTTATCTCTATAAGTTTGATAAACCTTTATTAACATATCTAAAAATACTAATTTTGATTTTTCTAAAAACTCTTGTGTTTCATAATAAGGGTTTGCTTTTTTGAATAATACACCTCCTATCTCTTTATCAATCTTTGTTTCATCTTCTGTAAAATTAACTGGAAATAATATATCAACCAACCTTCTATAATCCGCTTGTTGTGGTTTTCCGTCTAAATCTGGTGAGGTATTAAACTCCATTACAAATGTCCCACTCATATAAAATTGTTCTGGGTTTTGGTTTAATAACCTACCGCTAAATTTACCTCCACCAGTAAGGTTTCTTAACATAGCAACCCTTACAGCACCAGCAACCTCTTTGAAATTAATATATCTTTTATTTTTTAAGTTTATCATATCTGGTGATGGAGTGTTTGCTTTTTCAACATCTTTTAATATTCCGTTTGAAGGTTGGTGATAATAATCTCCTAAAATAGCATCCATTAAAGCACCAGTTAAACCCTTGCCATTACCACCTTGTCCGTTAAATAAAAATAATTTTTGATATGCTCTTCCATCCAATCCACTTGCGAGTGTTTGGAAATATAATAACATAACTTCTGTGTCTGGATGAATATTGTTAAAAACATTTATAAGTTCATCTCGTATTGCTCGGTTATAAGTCCATAAGTTTATTTGTTCTTCGGTTAATTCATATTCATATTCACCATTATCATCTTTACTTAAAAAATCTTCTTCATCATTATACCCATAATCAACCTTTTCATAATCATATTTTGTTGTTAGAGTTATATAGTCATCAAACTTATAATCTCTAAATTCATTTAACTCTAAATCAAACACACCATTATTAAACCCTAACAGAAAAGGTTTGTTGTTAAAGTCTTCTTCATTTTCTTTTGCTCTTGATAATAAATGAACCATTATCTCATTCATACCAGTCATAGATGATGTTTTATTTCTTAACATTTTTAATAATAAAGATAGATGTCTTTCTTTTAATGAAACATCTCCAACTATATCTTCTTTTCTTTCTTCATATAATTTTTCACTAATAAACCGAGTTAGTTTATGTCTTTTATTTTTATCAGTTTCATCATACCATCTATTGTTGTGATAAACATAAACACAATTTTTATATTTAACAACAAAATCTCCAAACTTTTCAATAAAAAAATCACCTAACTTTTTAGATGATAATAAGTCTTCCCATTCATCCCATTCTTTACTACCTTCAAATAAAGGTATATCAATCTTTTCATCAAATGGTTTATTCAAAAACTTAATATCAAAGTTAAACTTTTCTTTTATTACCTTATTACAATCTTCAATAATTTCGTCATACCAAAATTCTTTTAAAACCATAAACCCATCTTGACAAGGAACTATTTTTTCAAGTTCAAACCCTTTCTTATCAACTAACCATTTAATAACCTCTTCTTGTAATAACCTTTCTACTGATTGACACCATAACCCCATTACACCCCTTTTCGCTTCATTTTCATTCCGCCATTTATTAGGGTCTTGTCTTAACACATCTTTTTTAATATGTTTATTTGTAGCGTAAATAATATTAATAACATCTTTCATTTCATTTTCCATATTTTGAATATCACCAATTCGTTCTTCTGGTTCTGTATTTAATTGAATATCCCAATCTTTAATCCAACCTTCATACGACCCTCCCATCATAATACAAATAGGTAAGTTCTTCGCACAATCCTTAGTGGTTTTATGGTGGTTCATAATAAGTTCTCTGTATTCTTTTGGTCGTTTAACATATTCTTCAATCCATTCTAACTTTTTTTCATTTTGTTTCGCTATTTCAAACAATATAGTAGGTTGAGCGTTTATCATATCAATATCCATATAAATATCATCACAAAACGAATGTCTTGTAGGTCTATGAAAAATAGATAGTGAAAGATAATCATTCGCTGGTATAACTCTACCCCATTTATGCTTTGCTAATACGACTGCTGTTTGAAAACACTTCATATCGCTATTATATAATTCTTTGAACCTTTGGATTTGTTCTTGTTCGGTTTTATCTTTAATATTTTCATATCGTTTTAATCCTTGATATGATATTCCCATATTATTTTTTAAAAACCCATAAACCTTTTTAACATCCGCATATTCAACCATCTTTTTCTTAGCAAATATGGTATTGGAAAAACATTCCTTATTCAAAGACCAAGCAAAAGCGGAAAGCGGATTATCGTTCTCTGGGTTCGCCATTTATAATATATAATAATATAAATCTTTAAATCATTTTTTTCCTAAATATATATTAATTATTTTTATAAACAATTAATATATTCCTAAAATATCCCCTAAATAGTTGGGATAGGTTGTTGGTTCAAATAAGGTGTTAAAAGTTCATTAATCAATTCTGGTCGCTTATCAATTATATCTTCAATTTCCTTCCTTAACCTTACAATATTTGGAAGCAAAGTATCGTATTTGTGTGCTTCTTCAACTGAAATATCATATTTATATTTGTAATAGTATGCCTTATTCTTTTCCTTAATTTTTTCTGGATTTTTCTTATATTGTTCCCTCTTATATTCTCTCATATAAGTAGTCTTATCCTTCTTTGGTTGTAGGTCAATAACTTCCATTTATATTATAGTATAATATAATCTTTTTATATTGTTTTTTTATATATTTGATTTTATATGATTTTGCTCTATTTTTATTATATAAAAATCATTAGTATAAAAAATGGAGGTAAAGTTGTGAAGTTGTGCGCCACTTTGGAACTTTTTTAGTGGGAGATTTTCAAAAATCCAAAAATCAAAAAAAAAAAAAATCCTTGCCAAAAATCTTCTAAAACACCGCACAACTTTACTACTTTCCCACCTTTTTTTATATGAAATAATAATCTCATATAAAAAATGATTGTTTAACCGACCTTATAAGATTTATTAGTATAAACCTATTCCCTTCTAAAAAGAATAATATATACATCACCTCCACCTATTCTTTGTCTGTATTTATCTGGGGTTTCAAACCCCTCTTTATTTTCACAAATCATATCAACACCTAATATTGAGGTAAGTTCTTCTGTATCTAAAACTGCTGTAATTAATTTACCATAATCAATAATTTCCAATAACGCATCACTATTATCACTATTAACCATTTCTATTATATCCTCTTCGTCGTATGGTATTATTTCATCTTCACCAATTGGAATACGCCAATTTGCTCGGCATTCGGCACATAAACATTTATTACTTTGTATAATATGCTCCCAACAAGTTTGACAAAGGCAGTGTCCGCATACAGCAACTTTCATAATAACATCTGTTGAATATTCCTCTAAACATATAGGACAACTATCATTATTATAGGTTGTTTCACTTTGATTAGTTACTTCAATTTCATCCGCCTTAATAACATCTTTAACCGCATCATCATCAATACACTCAATTAAAATATGAATATCAGTATAACAAATATTTTCTAAAATTGAACTTCTAACTCTATCAAGATTTTCATCCATAGTTTCAATAATAAACTCATAATAAAGTATTCTTGAATTATTATAACTTTCTGGTTGTGTTTCATCAAAATTATAATTAATTATTTCAACGTCAAAAAATACATCATCAGTCGTTGAAATTTCAATATCATAAGGTGTTAAAGGTGTTTCAAATTCTTCAATACCATATTCACTCTCAATCATATCAATAATCTTTTTAATTAATATATAACTTTTTACACTATCACTATTAACTATAAACGGATGCTTATAGAATGATTTTAGGTATAGTTCTCTTGCGATTTCTTGCGGAAGGCGGACGGCGGAATGTTGGTTAGACATTTATAATATATGATAGTATAAACCTTTAAGTCATTTTTATCCACAATTTTATATTAATTAATAATATACACTATTTCTTAAAAAACGACTTAAAGACATATACTATTCAATATTATAAAATGTTGGATAAACTGCTCCTCATTAGCAAACTATTTATGGATACTAAAACCTATAATGGTCGTAAGAAGGAAACACTTGGAGAATTAAGAAGGTGTTATGAATTATATACAAAAGAATATATAAGTGAGGAAGAGTTTAGAGAACTTTTAATTACATTAGGGTTTGTTTGTAATAAATATGGAGAGTTCAAACTAAAAATGCGTCCAGATATTAGGAAACAATATTTTAATTAATTTATTATATAATTAATCCAATTATATAATAATTCCTTTAAAGAATTTATTTTTTACTTTCTTATAATGAACCTATACTTTGAATCTCTAACTCATCAATCTTTTCTTCTGCTTATTCAATCTTTTTATCTGAGACCTTTGGTCTCTGTTGCGGAGCAACGTCAGTTTTTGGAAAAAATAAATAAGAAAATAAATCAAAAAACCAATTGAAAATTCCAAAACAAATCTCTTCTTGAATATGATATTGAGGTGGAGATAATGTTTCAATAGTATTTTCAACTTCTACTATTTTTTTTTTCAAATCCTCCATAATATATGTAATATTTTTAATTCCATACAATACTATTAACAAAAGTATATTTTTGTCCGCTATTCAAATCCAAAATTAAAAGTCTATATGTTTGAGTAGTCCCACTTATTGCGGATGCTAAACCATTATCATTATAAGGAGGAGCAGTTGTTTGTGGAAATCCATTATACCCTCCACTTATACTATAGGAATAAGTTCCTCTTCCATTGTTATATACATTTCCAATCGTAGAACTCCCACTTGGATTTAAATATACGCCTCCAGTAGAATTATTTGTTGGTGCTAAATGGTCTGTTAAAGTTGATAATGCCCCAGTTGTATACTGTCCTAAATTATTTCCGCACCAGTTGAAGGAAAATGGAGATTGACAAGTTTGTAAAAGAACGATTGACATATATTAAGCAACTAAATTAATTGAGAAAATATATGTTGCCGAACCAACTTTGGTAAGTGTAGCAATCGCAAAACCCGAAATAGGAACAATTACTCCTCCAGTATAAGTGGTCTTAATACCAGTCCCTAATCCAGATGGATTAAAGGTGACTGACCCAGCAGAAGTATTTGAGTTTGTAATATAACAAGTATAACAAGCGCCAACTGGCATATTAGTTGGTGGAGTTATAGTCGTAACTGATTGAGCGGTTGTTGAACCGCTAATGGTAATAATATTATTGTAATAAGTTGGATAAGGTGCTGATGCCGTTGTTACAAAAGTTAGTGTTGAAGAAGTGTATGTCGCTGTTCCCTGCGTTGTTAAAAGTGTTGCTTGACAACCATTTGAATTAAGAACTAACTGACTTGTTCCACTACCACTTCCAATATTAAAAGTTTGAGTATTTACAGCATAAGAAGCGATTGTATTCCAAGCATTTGCTGTTGTTGGAATAATCCCTCCTATTGTCAAACTTGAATTACTATTTGAAGGACTGATTTGGAAATAATCACTTGAAGAATAATTAACATATTTTAAAGTAACGGCATTTGATGTTGAAGTATCACTAAAAGTAATAAAAGAATTATTTGTTGTTGAAGTTGTTAAAGTCAAATTATTAGGAATATTTATTCCAGTTGAAGAAGTTGATAGTTGAGTAGTCCCATTATATTGTAATGCTAAAGCAGTGGTATAATTTATAGTAGGGACTGTTATAGTAGATGAAAAAGTGACCGCATTAATAAAAGATGATGCGCCAGAGACTTGAATACCATTTGAACCTCCATTACCGAGAAACAATTGTCCTGTATTACAAAGTATTCCACCATTACAAGTAATAGCGTAGGCATTTAAAGTAGATGTAGAAGGGTTATAAGTGAAATTATTAGAAGTAGAACTATCATCAATTGCGAGAGAACCTGAACCACCATCAGTAGTAAAACAAACAGAGAAGGGAGTATTGGTTGAAATCGTAGAAACATTCACTTTGGTTGCGGTTGTCGCTGTTGTAGCATTTCCAGATAAAGCACCAGTAAAGGTCGTAGCACTTACATTCGCATTTGGAAATGAAATTAATTGAGCGTTTGGTGCTGATATTGCTGGTATAGTTGATGAGTTATTATTTATAAGTAATTGTGATGATGAACCATTAATCGTTTCTCCACTATTCGTTATTGTACCACTGGTTAAATTTGTAGCAGTAATCGTTCCTACATTTGTTATATTATTTGAATTTAGGTTCAAAGTATTCAAAATATTAAACCCATTTGGATTTGTAGTAGATATACCACTTTGTCCTATTGTTGCTGTAATAGGAGTCGTTAAAAGATTCCCACTTAATACTATTCCAGTTTCCGCAAATAAAGCACTTGTATTACCATCAGTTGATATACAACCCATACCATTATTAGTAGATGTTGTAGGAACATACGACATATAATATATAATAAGATTTTAATTTGCTCTAAATATATTTTATAATAAATATTACAGAACAATAAGAAGGATAAAATTGTGCTTGATTTTGTTGGTAAGCAGTAGGTGAAAAGTTAGTCATTCCGTTTGTTGCCGTTGGGAATGTTGCTGTTTGTAATCCAGTTACTCTACTACTCGTTCCGCCAGTTGTCGTATTACCACTTGTATTTGTGTTCCAAGCATAACTTCCTTGTGGCGGATTAATTGTATGATTATGAGGAGCGAGTTGATTAGCAGTTATATAAGAATTATTACCATTATAAATAGTAGGTTGCGGAACATTACCAGTCATCCCAGGGTCTTGAACCACACCAGTATTCGCAGTAGTTTGCGAACCAATAGGCATAACACCATAAGTTCCATTATGAAAATTCGGTAAAGTAAAGTTTCCTCCACTACCACCATAAGTATAACCTATAACTGTGAATAAAGATGCGTATGTTCCAGTAGTAGAAAGACTCTGACCGCTACAAAAAAGATAATTAGTTGGAGGATTTGTATTACCACCCCACATTTGAATTGTTCCTATTGGAGCACCAGTATTAGGTAGAGACGCTATTGCTCCATTTACATATCCTATTGTTGAAAATTGAGTCGTTGAAGTATTTTGAGGGTATGTTTGAGTAATTGTAGTAGTTGGAGTAGATGTATTGAAGGCATTAGTCCCAGTCCATACATTATTAGATGTAAGTAAATTGGTAAGACTACCAACCGCATTATTTACATAAGAAATTGTTGCTAATATTTGAGAACTTACAGAAGGATATGATTGAGTGTTTGAAACATTAACCGCACCAGTTACGTTTAATTGATTATTAGTAGTAGCGTCTGCTACCATTTGAACTATATTTGACCCAGAGGTATTACCTATTTGAAGACCTTTGTTGATTGTTAAACCATTACTATTAACCGCTAAAGTTGCTCCTACAGATGGGTCTTGTATTCTTAATCCTCCTCCTATAACAGATGATGAAAAATGACAATTATTATCTGTATATTGAAAGATTGAAGTAGTAGTGGCGGTTGATGGACTATTTGACATAATTATACCTCCCGCATTATTAAATGTATTTACCCCAGTAAATGTTTGAGTTCCAGCAAGAAAAACATCCCCAGTAGGTCCTCCGCCATAAGCGGTGGTTTGTTTAGAACCATTTGGAAACTGAATATAATCACCAACACCATCCATCACAATATTACTATAAAAAGTAGCAACTCCTCCTACATTAATAGATTGGAGGTTCTCTGTTCCTTGCGCTGTTGGAAATCCTAAAAAGTAATCCAATCCAGTTGTTGCTGTTATAGGTGTTGTATTAATTTTAAAAACACTACTATCAAATGTTGGTAAGTTCTCACTTGGTGGTGGGTATGATATGCCTTGTCCGCTCATTATATAATTAAATAAGAAATTAATTTTCTCATTTAATATTAATAGTATGCCTCCAAAGAGAAAGGACAAAGATATTGAAGGTGGTAAGATTGTTAATATGTATGAACGTATGCCTAAGGAGTTTTTAGACAAAGTAGATAATCCTAATTTTCATTTACATAACTTTAAACTACCTTTTAGAATGTGTATCGTAGCACCATCTGGAAGTGGTAAAACTAATTTTTTGATAAACTTATTAAAGGTATTTAGTTGTGGTGAAAAAGGGACATTTAGCACAATTAACATAATAACTCGTAATAAAGATGAACCATTATATAAATGGATTACGAATAAATGCGACCAGATAGTCATTAAAGAAGGATTAAGTAATACCCCTAAACTTGATGACTTTGATAAAGAAAAAAATCATTTAGTAGTCTGGGATGATTTAGTATTGAGTAAAGATTTAACTATGGTTGAAAACTACTATATTAGAGCAAGAAAGTTAAACTGCTCTGTTATTTTCATTTCGCAGTCATACTTTAAAATACCTAAAATTATTCGCAACAATTGTAGTTATATGGTGTTATTAAAATTAAGTGGTAATAGAGAGGTTAATATCATATTAAGTGAATTTGGTTTAGGTGTAACCAAAGAAGAATTAACTCAACTATATGAATACGCAACACAAGAAAAGTTTAGTCCGTTGGTTATTGATATGGAGGAGAGTGCTGACAAAAGATTTAGAAAAGGTCTGTTAGAGATATTGGATATAAGAAGGTAGGGAAAGTAGTAAAGTTGTGCGGTGTTTTAGAAGATTTTTGGCAAGGATTTTAAAAAAATTAAAAATTCAAAAAAATAAAAAAGACCCACTAAAAAAGTTCCAAAATGGCGCACATCCGCACAACTTTCCCTCTTTTCTTTTTTGCCCTAAAAATATATTTTAATAATTTCTTATAAGAATAATTAATATATATTATATTAAAAACGACTTAAACATATATACTAAACTATAATATCAAATGTCTAACAACGAGTTTATTGTTAAAGCAACACCAGCGTTCTATGAGTTGATTGAAACTGAAATTAAAGGAACTTATACCTTAAAGGTTATTAAGAACCCAAATAAAAACCCAGAACCTTCCCCAGAAGATTTAAATGTTATTGAAATTCCTAATCATATTGAGTTGGTTGAAACTGAAACCAAAGGAACTTATGATGTCATTATTAAGAATGTTGTTTTAACTTATAAGGTTGAAGTCTATAAACATAATGAAACCCAAGAAATATTTAAGGGTATGTTTAATAGTGTGGTTGAAGAGTTAATTAAACCTTATACACTTAAACAAACTCAAAATCTTATGTTTATTGATTTGAAAAATTATTTTATGATAAGAAGAGGGTTGTTTAAAAGACAATTCAATTCATTTCGTTATACAAACCTTACTGGAACACAATATAATAAAATGGAAGATATATTAAATGATACATTTAATTATACTGGAAAATGTTATATTTATTCATTAGTTTCAAAGTATCATCCAAATGTTAATTACAATAAAATTGATTTTAGTGAATATCGCGTTAAATTTAATGATGTAAAAGA